ATCTGCGTTTGAATTAAGATCTTCGTAGTAGCGATCAACAGATAGGCTATTCCAATCCTTCATTTAACCTACTCCTGTTTGTGTAAAAACTTTGTCTTAATGTATAAAACATATCTCTTGTTCGTCTACCTAATTCAAAATGTATAATCATATGTATTCTTGGTTTATTGCTTTTATTCCAAACACTGTGTGGATTACTGATATCCATTAAAAACGCACTGCCTTCGTCCTTAAAAGGAACAATACCTTTTTCTTTGAATACAAACGTACAATCTTCGGGATTGTTTAAACTAATGTTGCATACACTTAAACGTTTTTCTTCATCTGGTCTATCTTGATGTGGAAGAATATATCCGCCCGGTTCAAGTAGCATAAATCTTACACGATTTAAAAATTCTGCTGGCCAAACATCAGTTAAAAACTTTTTAGTTATAGGACATTGCTCTGCTACCCAAGTCCAATCTAATTGTTTTAAAACTTCGTCACGTTCGCCGTATTGGCCAAGACTTTGTGTATCTTCATTAAGTCCGTGTAGTGTTAGACTTTTCCAACCTTTGCCATAACTATCTTCTCTATGTGAATGAAACTTATCAGCAAGTGCTTCTGCTTCTTTGTGCATTTCTTTCCAAGGTTGTTTATCTAAAGCACTAATATGAAAATAACCCCATCCGCTTTCCATTACTAACCACTTAGGATCAAATGTATCTGGGTATTTTTCTTGGATTACTTTACCGTGTTCCGAATGAAATTGCTCTAATTCTTGCATATCAGTATTTATGTGCCAGGCTCCATTATGTACTCTGATAATGATGTTAAATACAAGTATGCAATTTTTGTCTAAAAATAATCTTAAAACAATAGTAGTTGACTTTACAAGTCATTGTAATGCTATGTGTGGTAATTGTTCACGCAACATTGACGGCACTACTGTTAATCCACATATGCCTTTAGGTCATATGGATATGGATACTTTTAAGAATATTGTTGACAATGCAAGAGGTGTAGAAGAAATTATTTTTAATGGTGCTTACGGCGATCCTTTAATGAATCCAAATTTACCATTTGCATTACAATATGCAAGGAAACTAAAATGTAAAATAATGATTCACACCAACGGAGGCATTGGTAAACCAAATCTATATAGACTTATTGCACAGGAATTAAGAAACTTTCCACAAGGTGTAATTACATTTAGTATTGACGGATTAGAAGATACTAATCATTTATATAGACGTCATGTTGTTTGGCAAAATGTAATGGACAATGCCAAAGCATTTATTGATGCTGGTGGATTAGCAAGATGGCGTATGCTTGTATTTGATCACAACAAACATCAAATAGAACAGTGCGAACAACTTTCTAAAGACATGGGATTTGTTGTTTTTGATATTAATGGCGGTTACACATTTACTGCTATGGATAGTATTGTATCAGAAGCAGTAGAAAAATTTAAAGCAACAAAAAAAGAACAAGAACGTACTATAAAATATGACAAGAAACATTTAGACAATGTAGAACGTTTAGAAAAAGTATTAGAAGTAGGATTAGAAAAAGGTTGTATAAATTGCAAATGGCAACGCAAACAAAAAATACAAATTAGTCATACAGGAGAAGTATTTCCTTGTTGCTATTTGTTAAGCGATCGCTATGCGAAAAATCCAGATAGTCCTTATGCAAAAGAATGTAATAGTATTACGTGGCCTAATGTAAATGACATGAGTATACAAGAAATAGTTGAAAGTGATATATTAACACAACCTAAAGAAAATAGATTTAAAATTTGTGAGGTAACTTGCGGTGAAGTGTAAATATTTAGACCATCAAGTTTGTATTAGAACATCTGGCGAGTTTCGTTTGTGTTGTATTAGTAGAGAGCCGACAAATAAAGAAAACATTCAAACACACACAATAGAAGAATGGCGCAATAGTAAAATATTCAAAGATGCAGTGCAAAAGTTTGATAACGGTGAATTCCCCGATGCTTGTAAAAAATGTGAAATACAAGAAGCATCCGGACAAGGCAGTCAGCGTACTAAGCCACGACAGTATGGTCCTGGCGTAAGTCATCTGGATTTACGCTTTGGTAGTAATTGTAATCTCAAATGTACTATGTGCTACCCTGCAACATCAAGCGGTGTAAATCAAGATCATAAAGAATTACTTGCGAAAGGTTTAGAATCACCTTGGGGCAACGAACAGTTTCCTAACTATGATTGGTATACAGAAGAACGTGGCGATTACCTTGCAAGTTTGCCCGAACTAAGAGAAGTTTATTTAACAGGTGGCGAACCTATGATGGTAAGAGGCTTACATAAGTTTCTTAAGAAATTAGATAATAGCGTTGAAATAAGATTCAATACCAATGCTACAATTATTAACCCTAATGTGTACGAAGAACTAAAACGTTTTGATACAGTCAATATGTGTTTTAGTGTTGACGGTATAGGCAAAGTGAATGATTATATTCGTTGGGGTAGTGATTGGAAAACTGTAGAAACAAATATGTTACGTTGGGCAGAATTTGTAAAATACAAAAGTTTAGGTCCTACAATACAGATTATGAACTTACATGATTATAATAATATTGTAGGTTGGGCAAAAACAAACGACTTCCGTGTATTTGATAATTTACTGTTTCACCCTACATACTTCGATAGTAAAAATGCTCCTGATAGTATTAAAAAGTTTGCACCTGAAAAATTCAAATACTGGGTTGATCAAGAACGAGACGAAGTACAATACAATGCATTTTTAAAATGGATAGAAACCTTTGATAAATTACGTGGATGTAAAATACAAGACTACATACCAGAAGTAGCAGAAGCATATGGAATTAATTAAAACAAACAAAGAAAAACAAAGACGTGTATATAAAGGCAATGGCTTTTATAGGAAAGAATGGTCTTTTGAAAACAAAGACTATTATGATGAACACATTGATATAATGGAAGAGATACGTCCAGGGTATATATTAAACAGTGGTTGTTCTGATGGCAAAATGTTTGTTGATGTAAAAGAAGTTCCTGGAGTACCAGCAAATACATTTGAACACACTGACGAATTTATAAAAAAGATTTATAATTTTTGTTTAAAAAACATCGAAGAAACGCAACCTTATGCACACGGAGATTGGGTTTTAAGTAATATTATTATAGATGGTGATAAAATAGAAATGGTAGATTGGGACAATGTAGGCATATATCAACCTACTGTTGTTTTAGATAAGTTACATAGTGATTTACGATCTGCATTCGGAAAGAGGTTTGATGAAGTACTATTATAAAATTGATTTAAAATACGATAAGAAAAGACTTATCGATATTGCAGACAAATATATGCATCTTGCAAAAGATGGATTTACCGATCACAACGGAAATTATGTAACATATAAAAGTGTTGCAGAACGTTTAGGTGCAAATAGTTATAGTGTTCAAAGTTTGTATTTTAAAGACTTACCAGAAGACTTTAAACACTTACAAATCTTTTGGGACTGTGCAAGAATTTTAAAAAGAGATATAAATGATATCTATGAGTATGCACAATACTTTATTATCGAAGGTTCACTATCTCCACACGTAGATAAACGAACTGCCGCATTTACTATTCCGTTAAGAGGAGTAGATACTCCTGTAGTTTGGTACGATGAAAATGATAATGTTTTGGATAGTTATTTGTATGAAGGTCCTACACTAATTGACACCAATACCAAACACGGTGCTGAAGAAAATTTGTATCAAAGACTGCATTTCCAAATTGGCGGATTTACAGAACCGTTTTCCAAAATAGTTGAGAATTTGTAATGAAATGTTACGCACCTTGGCACAGTATTTTGGTACGCTTTAATGGGGATATTGTACCCGACGGAGTGTACACAAATCGCTATGGCAACGTGCTTAAATCGTCTTTAAACACCGTCTTAAACAGCATTACAGCGTCATACACAAAGGATTCTATGCGTATGGGTCAGTTGCCACCAGAGTGCGAACAATGCCGCTTAAAAGAGGCTACAGTAGGTCATAGCAGGCGTCTATTTTTCCGTGATATTTTGAATCCAATGCTTGAAGGAACCAATTACGACTATACCAAAAACTTCCACGATATTATGTTTTTGGAATTCAATATGAGCAATATATGTAATTTGAAATGCCGTATGTGCGATGGTATCAATTCAAGTGCGTGGGTAAAGGACGATCTTAAACTTGCAGAAAACGGTAACCCATATTTTAGAAGAATTGATAATCCAGAATTTGGTTACACTAACAAGAGCGAACAGATCATAGAACGGTTATTTGAAGATCCTACACCTTTTATGAATTTGCGTTACCTAAGCATCAAAGGCGGTGAACCTTACATGGAGCCTGCAAATAAAACTATCCTTAAAAAGTTTATTGACTTAGGTATTGCTAAGAACGTTACACTTGACTGGACTACCAATGGTACTATTGTAGATGAAGAAGTACACGAACTTGCAAAACAATATGGTCATACTAAGTGGACTGTGAGTGTAGAAGGTACAGACGGATTGTACGAATACATTAGAGGCGGTAAGAACTTTACGTTTGCACAACTAAATGAAAATTTAAAACACTATAATTTTGACAGGGTTATTATTGCTGTTACAGTAATGGCATATAATATTGCACACTTAGGTAAAATACAAACTTGGTATGACAGTGTTAAACAAGATCATTGGAGCATTTATTTTAATAATGTTGTAGCACAGCCGCCTTACTTAAATCCAAGAATACTTCCTAATGATATATTGCAGAGCATTGAATATAAACTACCTAATGTAAATTATACACAAGATGTTTTTTTAGGTAAACACATCGATAAGTTTATTAACTTTACTAAAGACTTAGATCGTATTAGAGATACTAACGTTCTTGATTATTGTCCAGAACTTACTGACCTCTTTGTATTGGATCAACAGCAAGGTAATGAAAATTCATAGAACGGGGACTATCAATTACCCACTTAACAAGTTTACCTGCTTCTTCTAAACTAATTTTATTTTTACTATCTCGTTGTTCTTGTGTTTTCGATTTTAACTGACCGAAAGCAATATTGCTTACTCTAATAGGAGTATTCCCCCAACAAGCAATTTGAGATCTTTCTTTGCTTATAAAATCTAACTGTTTTTTATTTCTAAGATAATCTTCTGGTCCGTTATTCCAATATGCACTGGTACTGCTAATATTAATAATATGACCTTCTTCAAACTTATCATATACAGCATTAAATAATTCAACTTGTTCACCATTAGGACCGTATTGACTGTTTACAAAGACTTCATAGTTTTTAGCATACTCAGCCACCTTATCATAATCAGTTAGGTCCCAACCGTTCCAACGTCCTATAAATTCTACAAAGTTATGATTATACGCTTCGTATATTCCCTTACATAAACCTTGATAATTTGGATTTCCTGTTACAAGTATTCTCATTTTTCTTTCCTAATGTATATATCACTTAAACAACTACATACATTCTTTCCACATACAAGTTCTTTTTCCGGCAGTTTATATCTTTCAAGGTTGCCTAATGCACCACCATATTGGCAATCTGCTCTATACAAGTTTCCCCACATATCAATATTAACACCGTCAATGCCTGCCCAACATTTCCAACCATTAAATTTGTTTTTACCTTGTAGAATAATTTCATGACCTTCGTATTCTACATTATCCATAACCATATTACCTCTGTGTAGGTTATCAAAATTAAGTGTACGTTGATATTTCCAATTAGCAATAATTTCTTTTTGTTCTTGAGTATATGTTGACACTTCGTTTGTTACAAAATCTGTGCTTGTTTTATCTACAACAATCTTAGGTTCAACAGTTAAGTTCACACTACCGTTGTATAATTGCCTTGCTACTGTACACATATCGTCAAATTTATCTGGTACAAGCATAAGGTTTACTGCTACGGGACAACTTACACTATTGGCAATTTCTATAAAGTGATCTACATCTGCATATTGAGGATGATATGAAATCATAAATCCGTCTGCATAGTTACTAATCTCTTTGTAGTATTTTACACGTTGACTTCCATTTGTAACAAAACTAAAATAATGTCCTTGCTTTTTAACAAGTTTTGCAAGATCTAAAAAATGTTTCCAATACGTTGGTTCGCCACCGCTTAGTCGATAACAAATAGTTTTATCTACTTTGAAACTTTCAACAAAATGTTTAACAGTTTCCCAACGAGGCTGACCTGTGCTTCCGTTATGTAATATGTCAGGACAATACTCACAGCGATAGTTGCATTTATTAGACAATGTCCAACTTACAAGAAACCAATCGTTCATATGTTTATTTTTATAATCTAATTTCATAAGTATGCTTCTACCATGTTTTTACTAAACATAGGAATATCATTTGGGTCTCTTGCAATATCCATTAGCAAAACTACCCGTGTATCAGTTCCTCTATTGTATGCTGTATGCTCAATAGTATCGTCAAATAAAAATCCTTGTCCTCTTTTCCATTCGTATTTTTTATCACCTACAATTAATGCACTGTCTTTTGCTTCATGAATACAAATATGTGCTTTGTAAATTTTTTCTGCAAATCCTCTATGTCCTTTGTGTGGTGTAATTTCTACACCCGGTTTAAGTATAGAAAAAATTGCACTTACAACTACATCTTGATTAAGTAAATCGTTTATAGGTGTATCAAATCCTAACTGTCTATGTACTTTTCCGTCTTGTTCATAGGTTGCTTTTAATCCTATTTGTAGCCAATCGCCGTTGTATATTTTTCCGTCAGGGTAGTGTTTGCTATTATTCACAAGTTGATTATATGTCTTTTCGACATCATCAAACCGCTCTACAAAACTATCTACTATTTTAGTCGGCCAAATGCCCATTGTCTTTCCTCACACCACCAACACTCTCCGCAATGCTCCATACCAGGATCAGGTGCTTCGTAGTCTGATGGATAATATTCACAACTAAAAGTTAAAGGAAATAGTTCATCTAACAACTTTAGTTTCTTATATATTTTTGCTATTGTTTGTTTATTATGAATTCTCCAAGGTGTATATAACCAGGGATAACCTTGTTCTGTTGCATTAATTAATTCATAATCTGCATCAGGGTTATCTCTGGATTTATCTCTTGGGGAATACGTGTTATTCATTTTATCTAAAATGTCCTTAGGAGGGTTTGCTGTTACACCTATTTGTGCAACGTTAATATCAACACCAACTTGTTTAATCATATTCCCTAAAACTTTTGCTCCGTCTGGCTTATTGCCTTCCATATGTACGATATGATGTATTACATTATGTTTGTTTGTTAACTTTACACACTTGTTTAATACAGCAGTTACCGCAGTAATATTTTTTAATTCTAACGGATTATTAGCAAGAGTAAAAACGTGTATTGGATCGTCACTGTGTAATAGTGTTAGATACAACATTAATGAACTGTCGGCGCCGCCACTACACATTAACCCAAGAGGTCCTGGGTAAATGTTAAAATATACATCATTAAACGCTGTTGCGACACCAAACTCTGGTGGTTGTAATACTTGAATACGTTTTAATGGTTCCATTTAGATATATTCCCCTAACTCAGGAAAAGTTTTTCTAAAGTCTGTTCCTCTTGATTTGTCCAGTGTTTCTAAGTAGTTTACTGTTTGTGGCAATTTGTCTGACCAATCCTCTGCCATCATATAATCTACAAGTCCTAACCATCTTGTTTTACCCATTGGACTTCTATTCCAATCAGTATTAAACTTTTGTCTTTCAACGAATGTTTCTATTTGTGATTTTGTAAATTCTTTTAATTCTTTTGGCAACACTCTTACATTTAGATAACTTGGAAAATAAACAAGGTGTGTACTAATAAGTCCGCCACCAAAAGGCATATTGTTTACTTTGTGAAAATGTTGACTTGCTTTCCATTCGGCTAATTCTCCAAGATAAGGTGCGTTCAGTAACTGAACTGCCGCGGCAATATTAATTCTTATGTTAGTTCCACTTTCATCTAATATTTTTAAATTCTTTTCAATAGTATTCCATTGGCTCGGGTATCGGATATATTCATTCTTTTCACTATATGCATCAATACTAAAGTTAAATGTTACTTCTTTAAAATGCGACCATAGTACAAACAGTTTATCTTCTAACACAGTTCCATTTGAATTGTATCTTACACAGCAATCTTTTGCATAACCTTCATCAACCATAAACTGTAAAATATTATAGTGTTCAGGAATCATTAAAGGTTCGCCGCCGGCAAAATATAATTCCTTAATATACTTTGCTTGATCTTTCATACTATCTAAGAATGTACCTTTTTTATACCATGTATAGTCAAAGTTTTCGTCCCAACTTTGGTCACGTTTTAAATCTTTGTTTGTATATTTAGGATACAGTAACTTCCATTCTTTAATCCAACTTGAACTGTCATGCGGTGAACACATTGTACATTTCAAATTACACATATTGCCTAAACGTAAATCAAAATATGGAATGTCAACGGGTAAGTTTCCTTGCTCGTCAGTTTTTGCTACAATACTGTCAATGTCTAAACGTTTGTTCCATACTTCTGTTTCCCATTGACGTTTACTAACAATACCTTTTGATTCTTCGTAAAAACATTTACGACAACTTTCTGGTATTTCGTCATTAAGCATTTGCAGTCTCGTTCTACGCATATGTTCACTGTTCCATACTTGTTCAATAGTATGATCACGCAAGTTCATAGCAACACCATCTTGCTTTACAAGTCCTGCTGTTTTGTCATCTTCTTTGCCTGCACCAGAAGCATTTGCTGTACAGCAAACACGAACGTCACCGTTTGGTCTGGTTGCTAAGTGTATCCATGGCAAAGGACAAAACGTTTTACTCATGCTCTATCCTTTCAAACTGTTTGTTTAGTTTGTCAAAACTTCCGCATTGCTTAGAACATTCAAGCATACCACAAGTAGTCCATGTCTTTTCAATGTCACGGAAAAAGTTTGAATCAAATATTTCTTGCATAGTATTCTTATGCAAATTAGGATATTTTTTAATTTTAACCATGTAATCTAATCTACTGTAACTGTGCTGTGGTAACCATTCTAAGTCTAACCAACAGCAAGGACTTACGTTGCCGTTTGCACTAATATACATTTGATTATCATTTTTTGCTTTACAACTAATTGTTGGCATTTTTTCTTTTTGTGCTTCTTTGGCTGGCTTAATCATATCGCGACTTTTCTTAGACGGAAATAGAGTATGTGTAATATTATAATCATCATCTAACACATCAAATCTACCATCTTTGAATCTTGTTGTATGTTTGATACTAAAGCCTTTGAAACCTAACTCTTTACTCATTTGTTCGCAAGTTTCTACTTGATCTTCATTGTGTTCGAACACTAACATATCCCAACGTGCATCTCCGCCGGCATGAATAAAATGTGTAGCATTGTTTATAATTTTGTCCCAGTCTGTGTTTACTCTGTACAATGCATGAGTATCTTTTAATCCGTCAATACCGAATACAACTTTTACATTTTGCTGAGCAAGTTCTTGCCACCATTCTTTTGACCGTCCACTTCCATTTGTATGCATTTGCAAAGTCATTCCTTGATTTGTTTCACGTAAGTATTTGAAAATTTCAAGTGTATCTTTTGCTACAATAGGATCTCCTAAGTTTCCGCACATATTAAGGAAATGCAACTGACGAACAAAGTCTCTTGGAAACCAATTTACAAAGGTTCCTAAATCTATTTCTTCTAAGTCAATACTGTCTAATAACGGTCCACCATGAATACGTCTTGGACACATTGGACAACGTGCTTGACATTTAGATGTAATTTCTAAATGTATTGATCTAATATCTTCATAATTATACATTACTTCTGATTTAACCTTTCTAATGTTCGCATAATAGTTTCTGTGTTTAATGCTACATTAACTACCATCCAATAACTATCTGTGAAACTACTATTAAACAAATAATGCATACGTTGAGTATCTAAGAAATACATTCTTCCTGTTTCCCAATGTAGTGTTTTATCTTCATAGACAAAATTAAATGAAGGCGGATTAACATTACGTAATGGCATAATTAGTCTAAAATCTTTAGGAACACCAGTCATGTAATTCCAATCTCTGTGTGGAGGGAAAAATCCTCCTGGTCCAAACTTTAAGAAATGTGTTCTATAATAATATCCGTCCCAAGGTTTTAGTATATCATATATTTGTTTATTGAGAACAGGTGTTGGAACTTTGAAATCTTCTTCTTTATAATTTGTGTCATTCTCTTTATTGTATTCGTATAAACTATCTAAGTCAGGAACACCCGATAAGCCTCCGTCAAGGCTTGTAATACTAAGTCCCCATCTGTTTACATCTTTACGTGGATTGTATTTGACCCATTCAAAGTCATTTGCCCAAGCAACTAATTGCTCTGCATCAGTAACTACGTCTAATTCGATAAAATTTCCGTATTGTGTAATAGTTTCATAGTTCATTTTATTCCACTAATCATATACCTTGTATATTTAGGTAGTACAATTTCCTCTACATCATAATCTTTAGCGCCAACTGATTCAGCAAGTTCGCCTGCACTGTTTACACAGTTAATGTGTTCTTCAAGTTCTGAATAATTATTGCTTTGCATAACATACATTGTACCTTCAGGTATATTATCAAACCATTGTTTTAATTTGACTTTATCTACGTGTTCACAACTTGTATTAATCACAATGTCTGTATTATACTTATCTGTACACATATCACCTGTATGTGCAGTAAACCTACCTTCCATCTCTTGGTTTTTATTCATAGTCTTTGCTGTTTCTTCACAGGCAGGATCTATGTCCACGGACCGTATATTGCATATATCAATGCAACTATTAAAAAGTAAACTGGCAAGTACTCCATTCCATCCTCCATGAATTGTTATTGAATATTGTTTTCTATAATCACACTTGTATTCTAACATTTTAACTAATGCTTGTTTACTGCGTAATTGGCCCTTCCAAAAACTTTCAAGTGTACGATCACGATCCTCGCTGTTGCGAATAGCATCCATCCAGAACATAATATCTTCTAATTCTATTTTCATTTTTTTTCTTTCGGTATTTTGCTATCTGCACTGCTTACACAACTTGGTGTAATACAAGGCATAGGTGTATCAAACAACTGAAACCCATCTGTAATAGTTCCCAAAGGAACATCATGACAACTATAACTACGTTTTACCTCGTTACCTCTAATAATACAACTTTGATATCCTGCATTACAGTTCCAACCTTTAAATTTGTTAAATCCAAACGCATTAAACCTTTCTGCTTGATCAATACTGTACTGCTGACCTGTATTGTCAAATAATACTACTTGGTGTTCTGTTTGTTCGCTGTCATTTTGTAAAATATGTTTTTGCTCATCTGTATAACCATCAACAATAAATGACGCAGTAGGATCTGATTGCGGCTTAAGAGTGACGTGCAATCCTCTTTTAATAAATCTTTGACTTCTTTCATAGTACTCGTCCCATAGTTGCGGAACCATAACTTGATTAATTGTAATACCTACACCATTATCTTGTAAGTACAACAGTTTGTTACCAAATTCCTTTTCATCTGCAAATTCTGCGTGGAAACTTGCAGTAATAGTTCTTCTATCCATTACGTTTGTAACATCTAACCATTTATCCCACCAGTTCTTTGCAGGACTACAGTTACTTGTCATATGTATACTTAGGTATGGACTTTCAAAATCTTCATAGTGATCGATTAGTTTTAATAGATCTTTATATGCTGTAGGTTCACCTCCACTAAAACTAAAATGAAATCTATCAAACCCGTTTGCTCTTGCTTGATATTTGATTTCATCTATAGTATTTTTATAAGTTTCTAAATCATAGTGATCTGGTTTATCTGTATTTGCATACGGCCAACAGTAAGAACATTTATAATTACAAAAACGACCAATAATCCAACTAACAGAAAACAACTTTGTATCTAACATTGTTTTCTGACCAAACTTAACTATGTCTTTAAATGGAATCGTTGTAGTCATTAAACTGTTCCTCTAACCATTTAAAATCGTTTATTTTATATAACATTTCTTTATCGTCTTTGTGTGCTTGACCAAAGTGTCTACCTACCTGGGCACCATGAATAGCATATTTGCCAAACGGCATATCTTCTCCTACAGAGCACCAAACATCTAAACGTTTTTCTGTTTCTTCATCTACTTGGCCTTTTATAGTTTTGCTGGCAAGTTTTACACATTCTCTAAATCCACTTTTCCAAGCACTAAACTCGTCTGTGTTAAAAGCAGTAATATTTGAAATTTCAGGCATTGCTTTAAACTTACTACTAATACTTGTCGTCATGTCGGGTACGGTGACATCCATATTCAGTGTGAGTGATCTCGGTAATAACTTGACACCACCGTACCCGTATTCCAAGTTGTTGATAGGATTTAAACTGCGCCATACATGGACTGTATCTAAATCCCACTCGGAAACCTCGTAATTAAATTGAAATCCTGTAGATAGTTCAGCGTCACCGTCTACTACCCAGAACATTTTTGTAAAGCATTTTTTAGCCGCGGCAATATGTGCTTGATGTATTCCGTCTACATCTTTCACACGTTTAGCCATTGGATATTGAGATTTTAAAATTTCCCAATTAGCATCTGCATTGGCTTCACCGTAACTAATAAAAACTATATCATACATTCTACTTTATCTCTAATCTTTTCTACTACTTCTTTGTGTATTAACGGACCGTCATGTGCATTATCTCTTGCTCTGTCTGTGTTTTCAAGTTTTAAAACAGATACCATTTCTTTACTGTATTTGGTCATAAAGTCGCCGCCAAAAGTCCAATTAAAAACAGGAACGCCTAATGCATTCCATAAATTAGTTACACTGTTAATATGTAAACTATTTTCATATTCTAACTGGCCGTCTTCTGCTATCCAACGATTAAAATACCAATCACTATCATAATTAGTTCCTGGTATCCAATTATTAACATTTCTATCTTCTAAACGTAAGCCGTTTGACTCTAAATATCCAAAACTCTTTCTTGTGGCTTGTGGCCACTGATTAATAACTGCACGTGGTCTTACAAATTTATTTTTTACAAATAACTGTGTGTTAAAATTTACAATATCAGGACCTGTACCTGCTTTTGCTAAATTTAAAATATCTATACCTAATTGCTTGCCTAAAACATTACACCATATTTCGTTTTCATATAATCCAACACCTTCAGTATAACTACAACCAAGAACAAGAATGTAATCGTTTAGAGTATCTAATTCACGTGTTCTGTAACCTAAACTATTAAATTCGTAAAATAGTTTATCACGGGTATTAAAGTATTTCCAAGAAGATTTATTGTGGTCATTATAATTTTCAGAGTCGTCGCCACAATACCACTGTAATGTTTTACCAGCAACTTCTTTAAAATATAATAATGGCTCAGTTTTTAAATATTTCATCTTGTATTTCCGTAGTGTATAACCAAGTACTTAGGATTTTTTTCTACTTGCCTCCAAGGATCTATAATAACACTATCTGTTGAATAGTCTAAATACATTTCAGGGTGACACATTAAAACTATGCCGCCAATAGAAGCACTACTGCTTGGCATCTCACTTGCAAGAGGATCGATATAGATTGACGTTTCTCCTAATTCTTTAATGTAGTGATCAACAAGTAGTGCATAACTACCATCGACATAACTTACTCCTGGTTTATAAGAAATACCATTTAATATAATACTACCACCGTATGCATTTTTCATTTCAACAACATATTTTGCAAGATTTTTTGCTTGAACTTCTCTTGCTGTCATAATACTATCAAATATATCGTACTCTAAGTTTAATTCTTTTGCCATATAACGCAATGCAATATTATCTCTTGGGTGACAACTTCCGCCATCTCCCATACCTGCTGTCATATAACGATCACTCATAATTCGCATTGTCGACTTTGACAGAGCATCTGTTACTACATCAACATTAATGTTGCCTTGTTTCTGAGCAACGTCTTGCATCATATTAACAAGACTTAATTTTGTACTAATAAATGTGTTGTAAAAAACTTTAATACATTCACATTCGTCATATGTTCCTATAACATAACGCGGATTGTTTTCCATTACTGTATCATAAAAATCACGCAACTGCTTTGCATCACCTGTTTCACTACCATCGTCGGTGCCAATCATAATCATTTCAGGATTGACCATGTCCCAACCTACAGTACCCATTGCAATTAGATAAGGATTATATACAAACCGTGTATTAGTAACAAGCGGAACAAATTCTCTACGTGTTGTTCCGGGTAACACAGTTGATATTAAAACAAGCAACTGTTCTTTGTTCATATATTTGTTTGCTTCTTTTAATACATCAATTACAATAGAATAATCAAAGTCTTTGGGTTCTAAATGACTTGTAGGACGTCTACCATCATAATCAGGATGATGTGGTGTTGGTACTGCAACAAATACAATATCACTGTCTTTTACACAATCCTTGATAGTTTCTGCTACTTCGATATGTTCACTGTCAAACGAAGCAATATCATATCCTTTTACTGTATGTCCTTTTTTAATTATTTCAGTGGCGCAAGGTTCACCTAATTTACCTACACCAATAAATCCTATTGTACTCATTTCATGTCCTTAACTAATTGTTCGTAGCCGCCAAATTGCAAAATACTGTCAGGTACTTTGCTGATGTCAAACCTAATATTCTTTAGTATATTATAGTTTCTTTCTGCTTTTTCTGCAATCAAATTATATAAGTTTTGATAATCTTTA